TTTACCCAGATAAATCGAGTAACTGGGGCTGAATCTAAACCTAAGGTTCCTGGAGGAAACCGGTTTGGCTATGTTCTTAGACCTCGTCGCACTACTTTAACTGGAACCAGTCAGGCAACGAATGGACTTCTTATCGTTGGATTTCTGGGGTATGATAATAGATGGGCAAATCCAGCTCAGGGAAATGCCTGGTGGCTTAACTCCCAGTTTGGTACTCTACTTTTTAATACAACATTAAACGGTGGAAATCCATGGGTGTATGAAAACACCGATTATGGAGATGTATTTGGATACTTCAGAAATCTTCAGGCAAAGGGTGCAAAGATTATTTTATCATTTGGGGGTGCAACAGGCAATATAGCTACTCTGGTTCCTGATTCACTTACGGCTACTAAACTTGGAAACAGTATGGCATTTTTGTGCACTGGTTCCGGAAGTAATCCATTGAATTTTCCAGTAATGAGAGATCATACTCAAGCCACATTTCTTTTTGATGGAATTGATTTCGATCTGGAAACCCAAAGTGCAACCGATACTACTACTATGACTACTCTTCTATCTACGCTTCGAACAGGAGCTCCTTCTGCTGTAATTACTTGTGCTCCTCAGCCGGCATATCTATTTAGTGGATCAACCTACCCTAGCGCCTTCAATGCTAATGGCGCATATTCTGCATATGCATCTATTACTGCATTACCTGCCACTCTCACCGCGTCTGGTGCTAGTGCAGCACTGATGGATACGAATAATATTGGTAAATTTACGTATGTTCTGATGCAGTATTACAATCAGACACCCGATCAATATCCTGGTGGTGCAAACTTTGCAAATATTCTGGCTCAGTTGGCATATCTTGCTCAGTCAGCTGTAGGTGCTAACAAACCAAAAATTTATATTGGACTTCTAAGTAATATTCAAGGAGGGTCCTCTCCTAATCCAATTCCAGCTGCAAGTTCTCTGATTGCTCCGATAGAATCCGGTATAAATGCTGCCCAGGCATTACTCGTAACTGCAGGACTTACTACTATAAGCATTTCAACTTGGTTGGGTGGAATTATGGTCTGGGATTCACCAACTGCAAATGATTATGGTAATACAATTGTAACAGGAAGCACTATACTAACTGCTTTGCCTAAACCGCTTGTATTGTATGGTGGCCAAGAATGGAGTAATACTGGCCCAGCAAATCCCGGTTGGTAATTAAAAGTCCTCATCAAACTTAATGGTCATTTGCTGTTGAGATAGACCGACGCCTGGCTTTGAATACTCAGAAACCTTCTTTTCAAAGAAATTAGTCTTACCTTCCAAAGAGATCAGCTCCATGAAATCAAACGGATTTGTGGAATTGTATAGTTTCTTTATGCCAAGTTGAACAGCAAGTCTGTCTGCTACAAACTGGATGTATTGCGTCATATCTCGCGAGTTCATACCGATCAATGAGCACGGAAGCGAGTCAGTAATGAAATTGGACTCAATGCGAACTGCATCACATATAATGCTTCCAATAGTATCAGAATCTAGCTTGTTTTGCATTTTGTGATATAATGCAACTGCAAACTCAGTATGAAGGCCCTCATCACGAGAGATTAGTTCATTAGAGAATGTCAGACCAGGAAGTAGGCCACGCTTCTTAAGCCAATAGATTGCACAGAAGCTGCCAGAGAAGAAGATTCCTTCTACGCATGCAAATGCTACTAGGCGAGTAGCATAAGACCGGTCATTATTCATCCAGTTCAAAGCCCACTTTGCTTTTTCGGCAATGCTTGGAATTGTATCGATTGCACGAAACAGCATCTTTTGCTCTTCCTTATCTTTCACATACTGGTCAATAAGCAGAGAATATGTCTCTGAATGAATTCCTTCCATGGCATTCTGAACTCCATAGAATAGGCGAGCAATTGGAGATTGGACTTCTACTTGGAAACGTCCTGCAAGGTTTTCCTGGACAATGCCGTCCGACCCAGCAAAGAAAGCCAGAACATTCTTGATAAAATGACGTTCATCCTTTGATAGTTTGTCCCAATCCTCCTTATCTTTGCTGAAATCAATTTCTTCAACAGTCCAGAAAGTTCCTACTGCTTTCTTGTATAGTTTATACAAATCTTGCTCTGAGTCCTTAATAGGAAACAAAGTATAACGCTCTCCAAGGCTTGTGCTAGACGAGTCGAAAAGAGGTTCCATACTTTGAGGGCGAGGAAATGAATTAAATACTTCCATCTTATTCAATATAAATATGAGTGATCCAAATCCATTTTCGAACTCGAACGCCCCACAACATAACTTGGTATCAAAAATAGTGAAATCTTCGTTGCTTGGTTCTCCTTACCAGGTGGCGGTTGATCTTGTAGATATTCACACGGCATATACACTTCAATTGGGAAGTCCTGATGAACCTGTAATTCAGGAGTATGTTCAGCGCATTGGAACTTCAGAACACAGAGTTCAGTCAATATATGCTGACAACATATATGGAAATATTAATGGCACTGGCGTTACTGGGGGGACTGGTATCAATGTTAATAACAATGGAAGTAATTCTGTAGTTTCAGCAAACTTTATAGCGGGAACTGGGATCAGTTTTAACATTCAAAATAAAGCAATTACTGTTCAGAATACCCTGAATTTTACAGCGGGGTCTGGTATTAGTATTTCTTCTCCTACTGCACCAGACTTTTTTTACCCATTTGGAACTCGTGTAATTTCATTTACTGGTTCTACTGGTTCTACTGCAAATCCTCAAGTCGCAGGAAATCCAGGAGAAATTCCCTTTATTGGGCTGACTGGAAACGCCTTAGTAGTTGATTCAAGCTTGCAATATGATGTTACTGTTCCTGACCCTATTCTTTATGTTCCTACTATGGCTTCGCGGAGTGTCGGCAATAGTGGCGTAATCAAGTTTAGCACAGATGTGGTAGGAGATAGCACTATTGAAACTGGTTTTGAAGATTATCCTGGTATGGGAAATATTTTAAGTATTCAGTCAGTTGGATCAACTGCTGCAACAGTAACCATAGACACAATTGAGTCCTTTATGGGAGTTAATAAGACACCCACTGTTGAGCTGGATGTAGTGGGCCAAACTGTTCTTTCTTACACTGTAGGAACTACTGGGGTAACAACTACAGCATACCAGGCTATTACTGGAGGTTCTGGACCTACTGGCACGCTTACATTGGCACCTGGAACATACAAGGCTTATGCTTGGGGTCAGGGTGGAGCAGGAAATGGTGGAGCTGGCGGAGGAGGAGGTTATGCAGAATATAATTTTACTGTAGCAGGTACTACCTCATTTAGCTGGACTGCTGCATATGGTGGAGCATCGGGAGGAGGAAATGCACTTGTTGCTTCTATAGGTTCTACTCAAAAATTCATTGTTCCTGGCGGTGGAGCAGGTGTTACTGGAGCAACTGGTGGTGGCGGAGGTAATAATACTATAGGGGGTCTACCAACACCAGAAGGAGGTTTTGTTGGTGGTTCAACGGCATCATTTGCAGAATATACTGACTTAAGAGACTATCTATATACGACAACTGGAGGAACAATTAATGGATCAGTTGCAAATAATGATGCATATACAAATGGCTTAACGGGATATATCCCGCAAGGAATGACTATGTCATTATCACGTACGGCTCTTTTTGAGTATAATCAAACAACTAACGGAGTTACATATCATATTGCTCCTGGAACAACTATTACTATTGAAACTGCTGGAATTTCATTCACAAATGCAGATTTGAATATTCCAACAGGAGCTTTAATTCCCTCCGGTAATATTACTGGACTAACCGTAAATGATATCGGACTATCACAAGGAGGCACTGGTGGAGCATCATATAATAATTGGGTTAATTCTGGAGCTTCCGGAGGAGTATCATTTGTAAATGCTTTTGCTGATACCGGACAGTCTGGAATTACGTATTCAAGCGGGACAGTAGTAATGTCGCAAGGGTCTTACAATTTTGTTACAGGTAGTACATTTACTGTATTTTTTCAAGGAAGTGTTAGTGAAACAATGGCTAATCAAATCTTAGTAATTGGACCAGGAACAACTATGATTGCAAGTGCACCGCTTGGTGGAACAAATATGATAGGTCTAACATTTACTTCAACTGGTTCTGCAGTTCTTCCAAATGGTTCAAATATTAATGTTAGCCAAAGATATTTCAGAAATACCAATCCCATACAACCAGGATTTACTGGCGGAGCGTATGGTGGTGGAGGTCTTATTGGTGGTGGAACACCTTCTCTTGTCGTGGGTGTGACCGGTATGACTTCTGGAACTACAGGTAATCAGCCGGCAGGTGGTGGTGGAGGACAATATTTAGATGGCGTAGGAGTAACTTTAATACATAAAGTCCCAGGACAGGGCCCTCTTGCTTTCAGAAATAACTTAAACAGGGTTGGTTATGGTGATGGAGCAACCGGTTCTGGAACACCTGGGTCACAGTATCTTGTGCTTCAACAACAAATTATAAATCCTACTCTAGGCCCTGCACTAACTGTGAATGGAGATAGTGTGCTTAATGGAACATGCATATTAGGAGGAAGTTCTGGATCAGTTATTGTAAGGTCTTATGGAACTCCTTTTCAGAATACAGGACCAACTGAAATTGTAACACATGATATTGGATTTAAGTCAGATAACACTTCTATTGTAAATGATTCATTTCGTTTGAGTGCTGTACTTGGTTCTGGTGCTTTTGGTGGTGATGGTCTTGGATTTATTATTTCAACTGCTACTGCGCCTAATAATTGGACTCCAACTGAAAGATTTCGAATTACGCGAGGAACTAGTAACACAGTAGGTGGTAATGGAATAACATATCCCGCTGGGAGTGTAATTGTTGGGGGTATAAGTGGTCCAAGCACATCTAATTTATATGTAAATGGTGGTGCAGTGATTGATAGTAATTCGAACAGTACAAATGCAGTACTTACCCTTCGAACTGGACAACCCCCCCAAGGTGTAAATTCTGAAACATCATTTGTGTTTATCAAAGGAGGAAGTGTTGGTGGCGGAGGAGTAAATGCTAATACTCTACATCTTTACAGATATGGAGGAGACCCATATTCATGGGGAAGTCCTGGATTTGCAGGATCTAATGTATTAGAAATCTCGGCAATTTCAGCTGGAAGTGGAGTAACTGGTGGAGGAATAAATAATTTTACATTAAATGCAAATACTACCTTAAACGGTAATGTTTCAATTGGTACTGGATATACTTTTGGCCCAAGTGGCATTTCAGGTTCCGGAGCGCCCTCTAGGTTGACAGTAACTGGTTCTGGGTCATTTGGTGCTGGACTAACTGTTGGTGGTGGAGTTGCTGGTGCTGGATTAAATGTTTCAAACGGAATCACTGTTTCAACATCTGGTACTGGGCCTGCATTGACTGTAAATGGTACCGCGATAGCAACAGACTTTACTATTCCATCAGATTCTCGTCTAAAAGAAAATGTTGTAACAGTTGATTCAGCCCTGGATAAGATAATGAAAATGCGTGGAGTATACTTTAATAAGTTGGATGAAACAACGAGGCGTATTGGTGTGATTGCCCAGGAAGTTGAACAGATTCTTCCTGAGGTTGTTCATACAGATGATAGCCCCGAACAGATGAAGGCGGTATCATATGCAAATATTGTAGGTCTCCTTATTGAAGCTATTAAGGAACAACAAGAAATGATTAAGAAACTTATACAATAAACCATGTAATCTTTGCATATCCTGCTGCTCCGGGGGCTCCATTACCACCTTGCCCCCCTAATCCTCCGCTTGCATCACCATTTCCAGCAGTTCCACCACCTCTTACAACTCCGTTATTTCCTCCTGCTGAAGATGCAATGTTAGGCCCACTAACCGAACCACCAGCAACAGGTTGATTTGCATTGGATCCTCCTCCTGAAGCTTGACCTCTAAACCCTCCATTTCCACCAGCACCTCCGCCTGCACTGTATGTTGATCCGGCATATACAATCGTTGCAGCACTTCCAGCGCTTCCAGCAAAACCATCTTGAGTTTCATTTCCTCCAAAACCACCATTACCACCATTTCCACCACCAGTTGGAAGCGATGCCACACTAAACGTATTGGTAGTATATGGTATTCTTGTCGTTACTAAATATGCTCCACCACCGCCACCACAACCTTGCCCACCTGCATCAAACCCACCAAATACATTTTTATAATCACCACCTGCTCCTCCACCACCACCTCCTTGACCAACCAATTCTAAAGAAAAAAACTGAGGAGTAAATGGTGGTAATGGAACCGTATTTGTAGTAATGAAATAACTCGGAGATCCTGGGTCAAACGGATATTTTCCTCTAAAAGTAGATAAGTTTATTGGCGTTGTAATAGTAGTAGGAGTAGATGACTCATCAGGATTTAGTGTCCAATAGTTACGACCTACTAACTGTGATAAGTTAGTATAATTTGGATTATATGCAATAAGAACGGATTTCATGCTTAGTTCATTTGGTGCAGATGGAAATGCCATATTACTCAAATCTTAGAAACTAACTTATGGATGCTCAACGATGAGACTCCGGAAGCATCTGATACTGGTTTCATTTGAGTCTTTGTGCGAAAGCCCATGACATATGCTACAACCCCTGCAACGATAGTTTTAGGAGTATGTTCAAAATCATCTTCAGACTTTGTAGAAATTTCTACCAGGATTTCAAAGATACGAGCCCTTTGCTTGTCATTCAGTGCCAATGTTGCACACAAACGTTCTGCAATTCCCAACTGGGTTTGGAGAACAGTATTTTCAATTACACTAAATCTGGGAACAGCCTTGCATAGAGAACGGATACTGACCCTAAATACATCTGAAATTTCTTCATGAGTTCGTGAAGCTCCATTCTGTCGGCATGCAACATATACAGCTGCTCCCATTAGTGCGCGCCTGGTTTCTCCACGAACTTTTTGGGCATCATCCATGGTTTTGTAGAGTCCGCATGCATCCATGATAATTGATTTAGGAAGATTTTGTGAAGCACAATATGTCTGAATATTATCAAAGATTCCCATCCAGGAACGTTCTGAATTGGATGACATTGACCAAGTAGATAGCCTCTGAAGTGATTTCATATTTGTATTTGTTGATGCAATACCGCGAAATGAGATAACAGACCCATATGATGATTCTGGAAGCAAATCAGATGTTGTAAAACCAGTACGGCCTTTCTCTTCTTTTCCATCATCATAATTGCGCCATTCAGCGCCTTCATCAATAAATCGGTCTCCAATAGATCCACAAGTTTCACAGACATACTCCCCATCATCAACTACGAATGAATGTTCGCACATGATTATTGGTGTTTTTTGTCTAGATATTAATTCGCTTCCGTTTTACGCATCACTTTGCATGTCCTTTATGAGGATGTCCGGTTATTACTTTTTCTTGCTTTTCTTTTTCTGCTTTCTTATCTTCTTCGGTGATTGGTGTGTATGATAGGTTCATATCAATGAGTGTGCCATATGGAGGAAATAAGTCGGTGAATGTTTTCTCAAAATATTCATTTTGAATATGTTTTAGCTTTGATGTAAAGTCATCTAAAAACAGGAATAATGCAATAACAAAGAATATACCCGAAACCCATGAGTCTACTGATAATTCTCTTGCTCTAGACATGGGGAATATTGGAGAGAAATACTTTGTAAATTCTGACGTCCAATAACCAATGATAGCAATCAACATAATTTCAAGACTTACATCTGCAATTTGATAAAGTCCTGAACGTTTCTTCCAGGATTCATCAAACTCATCAAACGTGTAATAAAATACATAAGAAATAAATGCACCAAGACCTGTATGTATAACTGCTAATATAGCAGCATTTCCGGTAATTGCAAGAGTTTCGGATTTACCCATTTATACTTATTTACGAAGATATGTTAACATCAAAAAGGTTGCCCACCAAATAACAAACATATTGGATGTCCAGTATCCTGGAGTCCAAAGAGGTATTCTACTAAAACCAGTGTCTCCAAATATGTTTATAGGTGCAAATAGAACTGTTGGAATGGCCTCTATACGAACTGTCTTTTGATCACCAGCTATAGTTCTCCACAATGTATTTCCAACGGTGATTTCGTTAAGAAAAAGTGTTGTTGGGATTGATATTAAAAGTGATCGCCAGATATTATCCTTATTTACTATTGCATGATTGAGGGCAGACCATATAATGATGCTCAAAATAAAAAGACCAATACATATTTTTCCAAACAATTCGTAATCCATTTATAGTATACTATAGAAATGTGGAATCGTAAACTTGCGGCCTATAATTAGTAACAAGCATAGGTTTGCCCAAGTCACGAGTCTTAACGGGTTTTAGCCAGGATATAAGCAGATACTTTTCTTCGACGTTCCATACCCAAAATCCGGCTTTTAATAGTTCTGTAAGTAGATAGTTGATTGCATCCTTGAAGTTATACAGGGGGTAACCAAACACGAAGGATGGGACTTCAAATAGAATATACGGAGCATTTGCATTCATGATTGCTTGTTGGCGAACCTTGCCTTCAATTTGAGCGAGAACGGGTTTCATAGCAGACATCTTGTAGAGCCTATGCTCTTCTTGCTGGTCCCATACTTCTCTGGCTTTCATCATGGTAGATTCTCTTATTAAATGGTATCATTTAGAATTCTTGCTTTAGGCGGTGGGGGGACAAAGGGATTCTTACATATTGGAGCTCTACAAGAATTAGAATCCAGGGTAGGAAATTTGACAACTCATTTTAGCAGGGGTGTATATGGTTGTTCAATTGGATCTATAATTGCAACAGGAATTGGGTTTGGATTAAATATTACTCAGATGGAACGTTTATCAAAAAAATGCATGAATATGATGTTTGTATTTGATGGTATGAATGTTGCATCCTTGAGCATGGCAACTACAAAGAAGGGTGTTGTTAGTATGGATTCATTTGAAACACATATTCTTGGGGCATTTGATTCCGAAGGGATTGATTTGCGAGGTAAACAACTTTCTGATGCAAAGATACCGTTATATGTTACTGCATCCAATATGACTAGAGGAGTTCCGACAATTTTTAAGGGTAGTATTCTGATAGTTTCTGCATTAAAAGCGTCATGTTGTATACCTTTTTTATTTCAGCCTCAAATTATTGGAAATAGTGTATACCTGGATGGTGGATTAATTACAAATGATTTGCATAAACTTATACCGAAAGAAGATCAAGCAGATACTCTTTCCATATATTTGATTCATTCAAATCCTCATATTACACCTGCTGGTTTGGAGAAGTTATCATCAACTGAGTATGCATACAAATTATATAAAACAGTTTGTTTATATGATCGTGCACAGCACTATGATAAAAATATACTAGATTTATACTATTCTGGTTCTGGATTTACTGATAAAAGTGATGAAGAAAAAGATGAAATGATAACAGCTGGGCGATGTTTAATGAGAAGCTTTCTGGCCAAGGGCGCTCGTTAGGAAGGCTTCAAATGTAGCAACATCTGGAATTGCCTGAAAAAGAAATAGCTTATCTGTAGTCTCAAGTTTGAATGTTGGATATTCTTTAACTCTGTATAGTGCAGCTTTTCCCTTATCTGATTCAGCATCTATTTCTTCGAAGATGATTGTTTTTTCGCCATATTTTGCTGGACTATTTTTTAGAAGTTGCTTAAAGGAATCCCATGCTGGTCTAGCTTTTGTAGACCATGGGCACCAAGTTGTATAGAAAAACATAAATCTTGCTTGATCAGCATCAAGACCATTTTTTTCGAGTGGAGGATCTTCAATGATGAATTTGCTGCCAGGGTAGTAACCTACAAAAAACCTATAAGCTGCAATAATTATTACAAAAGTTAAAACAACTATTATTACTTCTTGAATCATTCCTTACGAAATGACGGGTATAAAAGTTTAGCATCTTTACGTTCATTAGAAAACCAGTTTCTGTATGCTACCTCGGGTGAGATTCCATCCCTGATAATGGAGTATGCGATATTATAGGTTTGACGTTCTGGTTCGTACTGTTTAGGCATGACTTTGTACCATTTCCCTTGTACACGAATTGCTGGAACCATTTTGCCAGGCTTAACTTCGGTCTGGATAGATGATTCCATTCTTTGAATGTATAAGTGTTGCTCATAGATAAATTACAACGCGAACAAATTGGTACTAAATTTTCCAGAATTGTTTCACCACCTTTTGACTCAGGGATATCATGACCGCATTGGAAATCAAATACGGTCATTTTGTTTTCACACCATACAGTTGCACACTTGGTTGAATAATTCTTTCCTGCATGTTTTAGCCATACCTGTTCGCGTAGTGCTTTTGGAATTTTCTGTTTACTCATTAAATACATAGTAGACTACTGTTTAAAATGGAAGTAGAAAGTTATAGTGTAATAGATGAAAAAATGGACGAAGGATACGCCCGCTATATGCGTCTTCACGCAATAGTGGAGGAGATTAACGCCAAACCTGTCAGCAGAACAGCTGAATGGTATGCTGAACACAATGCTCTATTGAAGATGTATACCGACTACTTCAAGGGAGGATTTGAGGACATCAATCCTGAGATCACAGACCTGGAATTTCGCTCTAACTGTAAAAAGTTGGACGGTCTGGTAGCCAAGCTGACTGATCAGTACAGAAACTATGGTTGGTTCAGCCTATACGATTACTTGCAGTTTAACCAGATTGCAATTAGCGTAGTAGACACTGCTTGCACATCAATGCAAACAGAAGAGGATGATATGTCTGACATGTTTAGTGCATTGAAGGTTTAGGCCGGGAAACCGACTAAGCCTGCACCAATACCGAACCCGGCACCTGTGCGAGCAGAAGCCCCTACAGAAGGGGCATATACATCAAGAATGGCAAATGTTGCCATTGCAGTGAGGGAGATCATACCAATCTCATTAATTTTTAGCTTTCCGGAGAAGAAATATGCAGCCAGGGCAACTGCAACACCTTCAAGAGCATACTTGATTGCACGGGTAAGTAGATCGGACATATCTGGCATCATAGATGGCACTTCTTTCTTTTCAGTCATTTTATATTCTACAAACGAATAAAAGTGGATGACGTTGATAACCTATCACGTATCTATTGATGCAGATGTCATTAAGAAATATAATATCTACAACACAGGGGAGAGACAAATAGATTTTTACATCATGGCATATCTGAATTCACCAGATGGTTGGTCACAGGATGGATATTTTTTTGAACCAGTTGAGAAGGCATTAGCCAGAGTATGGATTCGGTTATCAACAACTAAAACTATTGAAAATATTTGTGGTATTGGACATAACTTATCATGTGCAGAGCTTGGAGGAAAGCATATGTATCTTTGTGCCGAACGATGGTTTGAAGGAGCACCTAAAAGTAAATTGAATTTAGAAGATTACAGGCAATATATGGTATCTCATGAAATAGGACATATTTTGGGAAAAGAGCATGTTGATTGTCCAGGCAAGGGTAAACATGCCCCTATCATGTTACAGCAGACACTTGGTATCGGAGAATGTATTCCTAACACAAATGTAAAGAGATGATTGAAAAAGAAACTATGCTAACTGTATTTGGTGTTATCCTGCTAGGATTATCGTATGGGTTGAGCTCATCCTATATTTTTAAGGAAAATGCAGAAATGATTACGGGGTCAGCTTTGCCTTTTTCTATGAACATGGCGGTTATGATTTATATTGCATTTGGTCTATTTAGTGTGTCAAAGTTATCTGAAAGTGTAAAGGTTACAATTATTGTATTCTTCATTCTTATGTCGTATATTGAACTATCAATTATGTATGACAAACCTTCTTCATGGTATGGAGTTTCTTCTGCTTGGATTGCTGTTACTGCTGCTACTCTTATCCGCTTATACTTCATTATCTCTCTCCATTGTGACTTGACCAAATCTATTTTTGTTCTGGCCGCCAGGAGTATAGTTGAACCGGCCAAGGTAGCACTTGATATAAAACCTGCAGTGGCAGATGTGGGTCAAGCAAATTGGGATAAGGCTAGTAGCATATTTGAAAATGCCCTGAGAAAAATTCCAGATTTGTCTGCAGATGAAAAGATAGAGCAGATCAATAAGTTCAGAGCTGCAAGAGGTTTACCTCCCAAGGATGTTTCTTTGAAGGGTGGCAAGCGTTAAAAAGTCACTTTCAGGCATCGAGGTATATAGTAATAAAATGCCTCGCGAGACTCTCCCTAAGGAAGAAGATGGCCAAGTTGTAGATTACCTGGAGGAGGACCCTGAGATTCCCACGCAGAGATATGCTATTATGTCTTTTATCTCCCCTGAGAAGGTCATTAAGCAGAAGGAATTGTTTTACTATGAGCGTTTTCTGACGTGGATGGATTACGATTGGAAGGTGGCTGGTCTTGAGGGCTTTATGGCATTTCTTGGCAAGAAGTATTCTCTGAAGATTGAGGACCTGATGAATGATATGCACGAGTTTCGCAAGGTTCATAATGATGAGGTAAGTAAGTCTGATATCCAGGAGAAGTATCAGGTATTCCTCATGAAGCATGAGAAGGAACTTGATACTGAGTTTACGGAGAAGGTTGAGTTCAGGACCAATGTGCGTGGTGTGAAGGTTCGTCGCATCTTTGCTAATCTTGAGGAGGCTCAAATGTTTACCAAGATTCTTCAGCGCAAGTATCCTCGTGACAACCTATACATCGGTAAGGTTGGTTGCTGGCTGCCTTGGGATCCTTCTGAGAATGTTGTGCAGGAGGTTGAGTATGCTGAGAAGGAGCTGAACGAGATGATGCGCAAATACAAGGAAAATGAGGTCAATAAGGACATCTTTTTCGATGAGCGTAAGCAGGAGAAGATTGAGGATCAGAAGAAGGAGAATGAGCGTCGTCGTGCGGCTGCTCTTGAGGATAAGGAGAAGCAGGAAACCGCCACTGCAATTCTTGATAATCCTCCTGTTCATCCTTCTGAGGGAGCAATTCGCGAGTAATTAATTCTTTCCTTGCTGTTTGACCCAAACTGTAGGTCCTTTCTTCTGGACCTTAGCAGGATCAAAATCATCACCAGATAGCATGGTTGAGCTAAATGGCTGATTATTAGCCCACAACGAATCATCACACATTTTAAAAGAGGGATGATCAGATGCTTTATACCAAAACACCTGATCTTCTAATTTGTTTGATTGAACACCATTAGCGATTACCAGGCATTCGTAATTTTCAGTACATTGGTCCATAAACTGGCAGAACATTTCGAAGGTTGGAAACATACCTGCATAGTTATCATATATTCTCTTTCTGTTTGTGATGTTATTCTCACGCAGAATGAACACGAAATCTATATTTGTTCTCAAGTTAGGTGTGATACCCAGAGGATATTGCATAGTAATCATGGTAACCATATCAATATGACGACCGTTCATGAATACATAGCGAGTAGACTCTTCGTTAATCCAGGACTTATCATATAAGCAGTCATCTAAGATTAGGAATGCACGAGGGTCTGAGTTAGAGTTTCCACCATGTGCTTTTTTGTCATGATTTCTGGATTGTTTGACTGCAAGTTGTCTCTTGATAGCGTTCATTACGATACCAGGGCTATACTTATCATGAATTAATTTTGAAGGAACCATTTCCTGAAAGAAAGGATTGGCAACTTCTGTGCCAGAAATAACAGTTCCTACAGGAAAACAAGACCTGGTATTAGCCAGGATATCTCGGACTAAGAAAGATTTTCCAGTATCCTTCTTTCCGATTAGAACAATCATGGGAGATTTACGCGAGTCGATCTCACATCGGTCAACTATAGATTGAATATTGAACTTCTTAATTTGGAAGTTCATCGCGTGAAGATTCCTATATTGGTTTAGGGCATGGATTATAATTGAATAAATGAAGCGTAAGCAGACCTCAGAATTACGGACCAACCCTGTAGCACTAACTGTTGGTCGGACACCTGCTAAAAGTGATCTATGGGATGTAACAAAGCTTCAGCCGTTCTTTCCTCCGATTGAGTGTTTGTTTAAGACAAACTCATTGGAGCGTGTCCAGGATTATGGTATTAAACTGAATGATGGATTAGTATCAGTGACCGATGGTGTGGCTACGCTTACTTCTGGTCGCAGTTTAGCTGTTCATCCGAAGATTACTATGCTTCTGAGTCCCTTTAAATGTATGAAAGGTGAGTTCGGGACATTTGGCTTACCTATGCTTTCGGAGCATGCACGTGAGACTCAATCAAAACTTCAGAGTCATAATACGGCGGCATATGTTGGTTCTATTTTATCGGTTGCATTATCTCAGTCTGGGTGTCAACATTTTCCAGAAGTTGTAGGAGTCTATACTGGAACTGCTACAACACACAGCATAAACATTTCTGATGATTACGAAGAGCTATCAGAACGCCCTTGGTTTTCTCAAAATATTGGTAAGACATTTGAATTGAGATTAGATGAACACTCAGGGACTCCTATAGAGTATACACGCAGTGCTCGTGTTTCGATTCAGCTGGGAGAACAAGCAGAGTTAGATGATATTCAAGAGCTTATTTGTGTCCAGGCGGAAGGAGAAGCTGCTGAGATGACACCTGTATTCCGTGATGAAGGGGCTGATGATGAAACAGAGTCTACGTCAGATGTATCGACATCTTATATTTTTCAGATTGAATCTGTGAGTTCATCTTTTGATGGAAGTGTTGATGAGGAGGAATCGGAAGATGAAGCATTTGCTTGGGCAACGTTTAAAAATGTGCCAGTTCAGATGACAGTTATGGAAAAGCTTGAAGGAACATTCTATGAACTTCTAAAAGGTTCAGATTCAGAGAAGCAATTTGCATGGATGGCTCAGATCATATTTGCATTGGCTTATGCTCAGCGAAACTTTGCATTCACTCATAATGATCTTCACGGCAACAATATTATGTTTAAGAAGACTGATAAGGAGTTTTTATATTACTTCCACGCAGGGGTAACTTACAAGGTGCCAACGTATGGATATTTGTTAAAAATTATAGATTTTGATAGAGGTATTGGATCAATCAAACTACCAGGAATGAAGGAGGCTAAGCTGTTTATGAGTGATCAATTTGCTTTGAATGAGGAGGCTGGGGGTCAGTATAATTGCCAGCCATTTTTTACGGAAAAGCATAAGACTATTAAGCCAAACCCTTCATTTGATTTAGTTAGATTAGCAACGTCACTATTTTGGGATATCTTTCCGAATGGTCCTAAGTATGAAGACTACCAGGACCAGCCGTTGTTTAAGCTATTTATTAAGTGGTTAACTTTGGAGGATGATACGAGCATTTTATTTTTTAAGAAGAATCCTAAGATAGATCGGTATATTGGGTTTTCACTATATAAGGCAATTGCACGATATTCTAAGGAGGCTATTCCACGCAAAGAGATATCAGAATTGAAGTGTTTTATTGGGGATATTGTTGCTGGTGAGAGTTGCTTAGTGATTGATGTTTAGAGTAAAAAGTTGCCCGTAGGCGTATTACCAGTTGGCTGGCTTTGGCCCATTGAAGAACTCTGCCAGCCTGTTCAGCTCGTCTACAAGGACTTTCTGTGTTCCGTCCTTCCTCATGAATGAGGCGGAGATGAAGTCACCCTGGTCAGACCCAACATTTTTTTGAGTTGGGCAGATAGAAGTGACCTCCTGGAGACCAAGAAGTTCAAAGAGGGAGCTGAAAGGTTTTCGGTGGTTACCCTTGCCACCCGCCCAGTGGTCTGGGCTGAGCTTGAAGCGGATTCCGTCGGCCCCGTCGGAGCCTTTGCCGCTTGCATCAATCTCTTTGCCAGTGGAGTCAGTTGGCCTCTCCAGAGTCCAGCCGGTAGCTGGGGAGAGGCATGTCTCTAAAGCAGAGTAGTGCGCAGCCAGTTGCACGGACGTAAAGGCGGGCATGGTAACAGTTAATCATACAATTCTATCTTTTTGAAATCCATTTTTGTAAAAACGGGTTTTTTATAGATAGAATAGTGAATAGTATCACAATGTCCCACATCGAGCAGTTGTGGCAGGTTACCCTACCGGGTGGCGACTACTTCTCAGTGAAGGGGACTCCAAACAAGGACACAAAGCGCTTGGCAAGACGAGTGAACTCCCGGCTCAAAAAGTTGGGCTTCACAAACTCAGACGTGACAAGTGTATTGTTGTGTGTGAGCATGACAACTGGCATTTGCGTCAGATTTACATACAGATGCCAGGATGGTGTCTGGAGCATGAAGGTGCTCATCCGCTGCTTCAACAACTCTATATGCCCTATCTTGGAATGGTTTGATGACCTGACCTACGACAGGACCTTGGAGATCACAGAGAAATACTCGCACGAGTATCTGTGGTGATGGCAGCATTTTTAAAATGTAGGAACCCCAACGAACATCTCCTGGACAGCAGGAGTTTCAGCAACAGTTTTTACTGCTTCAACGACAGCTTCAGGTGATGAAACAGTGTATGCAATTCCACCGCTTAGAAGAGCCCCAACAATACTTAGCTTTGAAGCTGTCATCCAATCGATTGGCTCACCTCTAAACTTGCGATCAAGAGCATATAGAATAAAGCATATCAGCGTGGCTGCAATAGTAACATATAGCGGCATCATTTGTTGTCAAACAATGTGAATGTTTACAGATTTAGAACGAGCCCATCTCCTTCTGCCTTTTTCTCAATTTCTGCCAGTAGGTCAATCTCGGGAATTTCAACCTTTGATTCTGCCGGCATCTCGATCTTTTCATCCAGGTCAGTGAAAGATAGTTTGTCATCATCTTCATCTCCAGGCTTTTCAAGAAAAGAAAGAGAGCGAGGCTTATTTTCAACCTCTTCATCAGAATCAGAGTCGGGAAGGTCTTCAAAGATTACAGATTTGGAAGCTGGAGGAGGAGCAGGCTTATCTTCTGCAGGAGGCTCGGTGAAATATGACTTAGCAATGACTTCCCAAGGTAGAAAGGACCTCACAACATCATCAATAGTCTTATAGATTACCTGCTCAATCTCCTGGCGATTCTTTGCCTGCTGTTCTGTTGCTACCCCAGAAATCTTAAAAAGATAGGCTACCTGCCATAGTTTTCTGGCAGAGTGCTTGTATAGTTCATGAATGAACTTGGTTACGTTGGGGCGTTCAAATTCTACGCGAACCTGAGAAGAGGCTCCACGATACTGAAGAGCGGCAAATGACTTCATATAAGCAAGAAATACACCCATTAGAAGATCATCCATGTATGCACACTTGGATACCTTGAGAACACGCTCGACTTCTTCTGCTAGTGTGGTGTCTGACCAATCAGGAATCTTGGTAACCATATTCTGAAATGTCCTCAAAATTTCATCAGTTTGCTTATTGCGTTCGCATAGCTGTTTTGCGCTATCATGTATGCTCCAGAATCCCTCTGCAAGGCGAGGGACGAGAAGTGTTGCCAGATGCTCGCGAAGTTGGACCTTTGCTACTTCAGTTTCGCTCATTTGTAAAGAATGGATTAAAAGAGAATTGAGAAGAAAAACGGATTTCATTTATTAAATAAATTATCTTGATACGCATCAATGAACAGGCCTTTTATTTACACCCTACGCGGCGACCCAGAAGAGCCTGGAACATTAATATTCGAAGACGAGTAAACACGTGCTTTATAAAGCACATTTTTTCTGTTCGAAAAGAACAATTTTCTGTAAAAACGGATTGTTTGAGTTTTAATCAAAACAACTTTAACACAGCTAAAATGGTTTCCATCGAGCAGCTCATGGCACTCAAGGAGTCCCTGATGAAGCAGATTAATACGGCTTTTGCCCCGCTCCTCACTGATGCCGCACACGCGGCTGGTGATGATGCAGAGGCAGAGCACGAGGACACCAAGCTGACGCCCCGCCAGAAGCTCGAGAAGCAGCTGGAGACGGCAACTGAAAAGCTCACCAAGCTCAACGAGAAGATCGCTGGCGGGAAGAGCAAGATCCCTGACAAGGACGAGGAGAACAAGACAAAGTTCGAGGAGATGATCTCCAAGATCAATGAGAAGATCTCTGAGTTTGACGCCAAGGAGGCCAAGAAGGCCGCAAAGTCCGCGCCCGCAAAGGCAGCGGCAAAGGAGGCTGAGAAGCCCAAGGCGGCTGAGGAGAAATCCGAGGCCAAAAAGCATGTCCCGCGCATCACGCCAGCAATGACCACCAAGCTCAAGGAAGCTATGGAGGCTGCAAGCGCGCCGTGGGACGACAAGTACAAGAAGGAGTTTGTGACGGAAGTCAACTCTCTTTCTGATGAGCAGTTCGCGGAGGTTGGCCTTGAGGGTCACATGACGCGCTTTGCAACCAAGCACACGCCAGCCTCTGTAGGCGGTGGTGGCAGCGCAGCAGCAGCAGCTCCAAAGCTCAAGACACTGACAGTGGCTGAGCTTGTCAAGCAGAACAAGAACCTGACGCAGGTGTCTCCTGGAGTTTTCCAGCACAAGACAACTGGTGAAATGGTGACGGGTCCCCCCGAGGACTCTGACGAGGACTTTGATGACAAGGAGCACGACGGCGATACCTATATCGTCGGCGAGACCACCAAGCGCGTCTACAAGCCCCAGGATGATGGCCCCGATGAGTTCGTGGGCTACTGGGGCGTGGGCAACTGGTAATACGGCGAAAGCCAATTTTTTATTGAATTGGAGGAGCTACTGCATCTACTACTGGTTCAATTGTCTTTTTAGCCCAATCAAAATTGATATAATCAGGATTAAACATACTAATTGAAAAGGCTATAAATAGTTGAATACTGGCAGCTCCTATAACAAGAGTTATTAATCCAGCTACGCCAGAATGTGATTGTGAAATGCCAAGTGTTACTGTAATTGTTGCTACGACTAATGCAAATAACATTCCCAGAAAGCTGCTACCAAGACCAAGCGTTCCAAATCGATAAGAAGAAACAATAAAAAATGTTCCAATAAATGCTACTAAGCCATACCAAATTACTACTATTACTTGTGATCCAGCACTTTTAGGGCCTTCATCTTTTTTTATGGTTGGAGCGTTGATAACAAGTTGTTTGCTATCTTCAGCTGAAAACAGTGTAGGGGCAGCACCATTTAAGGATGCATTAACTTGAAGTATCTTCTTGACACCTGGAGCAGGATCAATAATCCCAAAAGCTTGAGGAGATACGGTGATACTGAGAGAACCATCTCTGATAAGATCTCTTACTGCTTTTGTTACATCTTCACTATATTGTTCAGCACCATATGTTGCTTTAACAATTTCTAATCCAGGTGGTGGGTCTGCCATCTCTTATTATGATGAGAATACAACATTTGCGATACCTCTCGTTATACGTAAAAAGTTATATGATTCAACAAATGCTGATACAGTGTATGTATAAGGCCGAAGTGCAGTAATTGGTTTTGTTACTGTAGAAATTACCTGATCAGGTCTGAGCCCAGCTCCCACAACATCCCCCGGCGTCTGATTTGTTACAGCAACTGGTCTTGCATTAAATGCTGTTGACTTGAGAATACATGCCGGCAAGATAGTCTGATTTGCTGAAATTGGAGGTTCCTGTAAAGTGAGACGTAGAAGTGTCTTATTAAACATTGAACCATTTATCTGACCAGATGGTTGAGGAGTATCATGTTCCAAAGCAAATGAATATGTGTATATTCCAGGAAGTATTGAGACATTACCGTTATGGTGACGATAATTTTCCAGATATTTGAAAAAGTCAAATGTCTTTGCATTAAATCGTTCAGCACCATCAAGAACTACAACACCATCAATCATAATATCACTTGAACTCTGATTTTGTCCAATTGCAGTGCCACTAGAATACCAAGGAGACATCAACGAGCGATTGCTGTATGGTCCATATGGTGTAAGAGATTTATTCGTATAGTTATCTACACCATTTTTTGCTGCAACATCAGACCGTTGAGCAACCCATACAATACGAGTGCATAAGTTGACAAGCGTTAACTCAATATCATTACCAGCACCATATAATCCTGGAACAACGACTCTTCTCAATTCCCGGATCTTAAATGAATTATCGCTCTTTGCTAGTTGAACAACTTCAGCATCTCCAAGAAATATATAGTTTGCTTCTATGTAGGGGTTTAGTGACCATGTAGTAAGTGAAAGATTTTGTGGAGTTCCAGAAATGTTTGGAGGTGAAAGAAAGTTAGTTATAGTGAACTCGGGAAATGCAGGATCAGGAGCAATTCTCTGACCAAATGTTCCATTGCTTCCATCAAATGCAGAAGTTGATGTATTTCTAACATCGCGAACTGTAAAAAGCTCATAGATTGATTTAAATTCTACTACAATCTCAACTTCTGAGTATTGAAGAGCTACCAGGGGTAAAGCTGTTCCAATGTCTTCACAAAACCAGAAATGAAGAGGAATTACCAGGTCTCTTGCAAGGATAGATGGTTGAGCAATGTTACCAGCTGTAGTAATAGAATGTGGGTATTGATTCATACGATTAAATGCATTTGCAGGATCATTAAGTTCGGGAACATTACCAACCATGCCGTCAATTGTTCGTCGTTTAGGTGAAAGAGTGTTTAGATAGGAATATAATTTCATCCATTCACCAGTGTGTGTTACAATAGCAGAACCATTAATTAGAACAGATACTGTATTAATCATGTTGTATCCAATATTAGGAATCCATTGGAATTCATAACCAATTCCGGAAGCATCAGGAGAAAGTTCTGGATGAATTCCTCTGGTTATTGGTGCAATAGGTGAATAGATATCTGGGAGGCTTACATGAATATAACAATCGTGAAGCATTTGTGCATTACGATCAACACGAACACGCATAGATTTTGGTGTGGATGGGTTTAAATCCAGATTTACTGACCGAAAATCTAATCTAAAGTGTTCCATAGCAAATTCAGTATGGCGTTTATAAACAGACCTAAAGAGAGTAAAGGTAGGAGACCCTGTCACAAGTTGGTCTTGTGCGCCTTTATTCACTAATTGCATTAATCCACCAGGCATCTTATTGTTTAGTTAGAACTCTTTTAATAAGAATATACTTAAACTAAAGCTACAGAAACTCTTCCACTTATTTGTGGTGGATTTTGTAGGGTAATTGTTGTACCAGTCGTAAAACCATACACAAGCAAGTTAATAGTTCCAGTAGGTCCAGCTTGTAAATGTGTGGAAGGAATTATAAGATTAAAAGGTAAATACGTTTGTGGACTAGAAGAAAAAATAGCATTATTAATATTTGTAGCACCAGTAGCTGAAGTACCAAGTAGTGGCTGCAGTGTTGACTGTAAATTTGTAGTATAATATACAGCCCAGTAATTTACATTATTAAGACTGAAGTCATAAAAAGCGTGTCCATCCCAGCACACAGAATTAGGAGAAGACCAATTAGGAGGAACTTTAAACGAAATTGTCGAAAATAATGTCCACGTACTTGCTGTAAATGTAGTGGCAGTTGGGAAATTTGTAAACGTTGCACCAATAGTTGAGCCAGTTAAAGTATATTGAATTCCTTCTGTGCCTCCTGTAGGTCCAGTTACACCCTGCGGTATACCAAAATCGAATATACTTGCATAAGAAGTTCCGGAATCAGCTACTGTTGCTGTAGCACCAGGTGATAAAGTTGTTACAGTTCCTACGGCTATACTAGCAGTTGCACCTTGTAATCCACCATATGAAGTTCCTACCCAATTTGTTCCACTTCCAATTTTAAATAAATTTGTATCCGTTTCAATACCTAATTCTCCAGGTGCTAATGTAGGATCGTTTGAAGTCCAATTTGAAGATAAATCTCTTCGAAATTGAAGTTGTATAAATGGCATTTATTATATAATTCTTAAAAAGATGTTCCGCAATCAAATGCAGGTCCTAAACTATAAGTTGAACCAGCAGTTCCACCATCAAAAATATATGCTGTTGTAGGACCAGTAGGACCTCTAGGAATTCCAAAATCAAATATACTGGCATAAGAAGTTCCAACATCTGATACCGTAGCTGTAGCACCTGGTGCTAAAGTTGTTACATTTCCTACAGTTATAGTAGCAGTTGCACCAGTTACACCCTGAGGTAACCCAAAATCAAATATACTAGCATAAGAAGTTCCAACATCTGATACCGTAGCTGTAGCACCTGGTGCTAAGGTTGTTACATTTCCTATAGCTATAGTAGCAGTTGCTCCACTGGGTCCTAATGGTATACCAAAATCGAATATACTGGCATAAGAAGTTCCAACATCTGATACCGTAGCTGTAGCACCTACTCCTAGAGTAGTTACAGTTCCTATAGCTATAGTAGCAGTTGCTCCAGTTACACCCTGCGGTAACCCAAAATCAAATATACTAGCATAAGAAGTTCCAACATTTGATACTGTAGCTGTAGCACCTGGTGTTAAGGTTGTTACATTTCCTATAGCTATAGTAGCAGTTGCTCCAGTTGGTCCAGTTGCTCCAATTCCACCTAAAGAACCTCCTATATATGGTAAATTGATCCATCTTGTTGTTCCATCTCCAATTTTTAGTTTAAATGTGTTAGTCTCAAATCCAGGTTCACCTGCTTGAAGGATTGTGCTTAGATTCCAATTAGTAGATAGGTCTCTACGTAGTTGGAATTTTACATTTGTAGGAGGGCACGTCATTTATCTTAGATACCACAGGCTTTTGTATTTTGATTTCCAGCATCAAGAGCTGTTCCACTTACCTGATGATCAAGTATTGGGCAGAATTCATTTGCTTGGTTACCTCCATCAAAGATCATATCTGAAGGACATACGCTCTGACCACATACCACGACATTGCGGTCTCCAGCATCAAGTACTTTTCCATTTCCTTGATCATCAAGTATTGGGCAGAACTCATTGCCTTGATTTCCACCATCATATATGGCATCTGGAGGGCATATTAGAGGACCTAACGATGAAAGCATATATGTTTCCACAGCTCCAGTAGTCGAACCAAATTGAGTCCTGGATTCTTTTAATTTATATTGGTTGATTCTGCCAACTTTCTGAACGGCAAGTCTTCTTCGAACTTCAGTTACCATTGATGCATCTCCAGTTTTTGACTGAGAGTAGTGTGTTTTCACAATTTTTTCTCCCAAAGGAGTTATTATATTAGCTGGTTGAACTTCTTGATTACTCAAACTAATATATCCGGCATAAAGTGTTAGAATACCTAGAAATGAAAGACCCAGCACATTTGCATCCATATTACTTACTTCTTTTACATGCAACATTTTAGATTGGTCCTCCCCCCCAAGAACCAATTGTTTGAGGTGTGCGATTCCAGATATTTGTGGCTCCATCATAACTTGAATGACAATAATAGAAATAGTCCATATCTGCTGCAAATAATCCTGATACATCTCCAGTAGCTCCTAAGCTACTTGATGGAACAATTCCATTGATTTTGCCCCCAACTAAGCTGTTATCAAAATTTAGTTTTCCTGTACTATTTACCCACAGTGTTCCACTAGTGCCAGGTAAAGGGTTAACGGAAGTTGGAACTAAATTGAGGTATAATGGATCAATACCTCCAACAACTGTCAACTTTCCTGAAATCGTAACTTCTCCAGTTGTTCCTGATGCTGGATTAAATCTAAAAAATGATGATCCAGTAACTGCTGTTCCACTGTAATATAAAACAGATCCCGTAACACCTGTAAATGTAAAACTTCCAGTAGGACCTACAGGACCTTGTGCACCATTAGTACCATTTGCACCAGTAGGACCTATAGGACCTTGTGCACCATTCGCACCATTTGCACCAGTAGGACCTATTGCACCATTTGCACCATTTGCACCAGTAGGACCTATTGCACCATTTGCACCATTTGCACCAGTAGGACCCTGTGGACCGGCAGGACCAGCAGGACCTTGTGGACCTATAGTGCCATTTGCACCGGTAGAACCCGTAGGACCCTGTGGACCGGCAGGACCAGCAGGACCTATAGTGCCATTTGCACCGGTAGAACCCGTAGGACCCGTAGGACCCGCGACACCCCTTTCTCCGGCAAGACTTAATCCTATAGGACCTGTAGGACCCGTAACACCTGTAGAACCCGTAGGACCCGTAGGACCTGTAGGACCTGTAGGGCCTATTGAACCATTTATACCTCTACCACCTTGGGGACCCGTTGGACCCGTTGGACCCCTTTCTCCACCTGAAGGACCTGTAGGACCTGTAGGACCTGTAGGACCTGTTGCTCCATTTTCTGGAATAGTTCTTGATTGAATAAAACATGGTGGTCTTCCCGAAGTAATTCGTGTATAGAAACTTGACATTTATTATAGTATGCCTAGATGTTTATGTTCTGCAGATCGTATCTCTTGGAAGAAGTGTCTTAGATGAACATCCACATAATTCTGTCAAATTTTGCTGTGATATACCAGTCGTGTTTTGGTTTGCAGTCATATCTAGTGGTTGAACCTGGGTAATGTAGTCGGCTCGTCTGAATGCCATTAAATCTGTTTGAGTAGATGCAGGATTACGAATTCTAGAACTACCAAACCAATTTGTTTCTATTTTAATTCCGTCTTCATCATTAATCACATTTTCTATTCTTCCAGTTTCTCCAATAATAAATCCCTTAAATGCTAGAGAATATTGTGATGTATTTAAAGGGTCATATCCATTAGTATATTTATCAATAAATTTTTTAAGTTTTTCCATCTCTGTGATATGAGGGCCATTTGTATTATCGAATGCATTGGTAGTTCCGCTTAAGATTAGTTTATAAGCTCCGCAATCCAGGTGATCAAATACCCATACTTCAGATATATTATGCAGTAACCTGGCAACGCTTAGGTGATCAAAGAATGTAGGTCCCCAACTACGACCTAAATTTCCTATATTGGCTGCTCCATCTGCAAGAACATTATTTGGATAAGAACCTCGATTACCCACTGCTCTTGGGGCTGGGAATGCTGATAGTGTTGTGTATGATTGGTTAGCACCTAATGAAGCTCCTGCTAGAATGAATAGGTCATATATAAATTGAACACCCTTATACTGTGTTAGAAATGAGGTCATAACAGCAGAATACCGAGGATCAATGCATCCCAGGACAAGAACTTTAGCACCAGAATTAGTTCCCTTGGGTTCACTTATAGGAGGGGTACGCAGACTTCCATCTGCTATGTTTCTCATGTTAGTAGAATCATCAGCAGCTACTCCATCGAAATAATAGCCAGTGATTGTTGAAAAAATTACGCTTCCAAGTGCGGCTGTTCCAGTGCCATT